CGGCTCTTCCAGATCCTGCACTCCCTGTTCCAGTTTCAGACGTTCTACTTCTGCTTCCTTTTCCTCATCTGTCCAGGTATCTCCGTACAGCTGATCCACAGAAGTTTCAAGGCTCATAACTCCGTACTGTTTAGCTTTTCCTACAGTTTCCACAGTTGTTCCAAAGTCTGGGGATGCATACTCTCCAAACTTCACGGATATTTCATACTCTCCCGGATTGTTCCCGTTCATAATATCGTCACACTGCAGGATTGTCTTGAACAGTTCCGGCAATGTACTGTTCAAAGCGTCTACTATCTTCCCTCTCACATGAAGGGTAACCTTTTCTTTCTCCCTCTGTGATTCTGCATTATCTGTTTTCTTCAGATCAATTCCCAGTGTGGATGGTGATATGATTCCCTGAAGGGCCATATCAAGGAAATTGGCGTAGCTGTTTACGTAAGCTTCGTAGGATATCTGAGGCTGTGAGATTTCCACCTGGTGGCTGGCATTCTCTCCCATATCGTCCCCAATGGCAATAAAGTCATTGTCAAATGGATTAGCCGGAAGCAGCTCCCCGGTTTCCTCATCCCTCGGAATCAGATTTTGCGGAATATAACGCTTGATCCTGCCCATTCTGATTGCGTCCATCCACTGACTGATCGTTTCATCCAGTCCATCCAGCACATCTGTCTTTCCTTCAAAAAGGGCTTTTCCTCTGTTCTTATATCTGGTGGATGTAAGAATTTTAAGTGGCACCGCCAAAATCAGGCTTTCATCGAATCCAAAATCAATCAAATGGGCTGTTTCCGGAAGAAACTGTAATGGGGCTTCTTTTCCGGCATCATCGTAAAGCTTGTATCTTACATAGCCATATCCATAGGTTTCCTGCAGCCTGTAATCTTTGTTCCGATTTCTGTAGGTTGTGTAGAACTTGATTTCCCGCAGCGTCGAATGGATATATACATATTCCACATCCTCTGCATCGTAAAATTCCACAATAGGGTAAGGGCTGCACTCATCCGCCGTGATCTTAAAGGCTCCATCTCCGGAAGATAACGCTCCAACGATAGCATCTCCAATCACATCGTTCAGCTTACTCCCCTCAAAGATTTCATTCCATCTTTCTTCCAGAATGTCCATATTCTCGCCAAAATCAACAGCGTCCAGATCAGCCAGCACAATGTCTTTATATCTGTCTACTACAGTTCCAACAATTCCGCTGTGTATCTTTCTTACATTTCCCTGCGCTGTGGCTGCCCAGAAGCGGGCTTTCTCCACATCCCATTTTGCAGTCTTTTTAAAGTACTGTTCCAGGGTAACTCCATCTCCCAGATACCACAGCTTGTTCTGGATCACGTTCTCACGGAAGGTATGAGCTTCTCTGATTGTAATCACCCTGTCTCTTGCAGGTTCTATCCGGAATAGCCGTGCAATAAAATTCTGAAGCCAGTTCATAATTATCACCTCTTGTAAATCTTGCCCTGGTATGGGATCCATGCGTATTGCACAGAGTTAACCATATGGTCATGCCCATCTTCTGGTGTATTGTCTTTATCTTCTTTCCAACTGTATGTTTCCATCTCATGAATGTAAGTCGAACAGGTATCGAGTACATAAAAACATGGCTCAATGCCTGTCTGGTCATCAAATGCCATCCATCCAAGCTGCGCATTGATACGATCGATAATCTCCATCTTCTTCCATGCATCGTTAAGTGTATAAATGCAGCCATTTCTTCGCTTATACTTGTTCCATTCCTGCATGGTTGCCTGATCGGCGCTGTCCAGGAATACGTTTCGTGCAAGTCCCCACTCCTTCTTGTTGCGGTCAAGGAAATCAATCAAATTCTTTACTGTATCTGAAGGAGCCAGGGGGATGTCCAGTTCTGCATTGCTGTAAACTTTTTCATCCAGAACGATGCATTTTCCTTTGTTTGTAATCCCAAGATAGGAAAAAGCAATTGTGTCCGGGGATTTCTGGGAGTATGAGGTATCGACTGCTGCCGAAAACCACATGAAAATTTCGTGTTTCTTTGGTTCTCCCGGTCTTTGTACAAATTGTTTTGCCCATTCCTTTGTGCGGACATGCCGCTGGCGCAGGAAGATGCTGAACACAAGGCCTGTTGCTTTTCCTCTGAGGCCTAAGATCTTGTTCTTGTAGATCTTGGTTCCTTTCGGGGTATTCCGGATGATCTGGTCTTTCTTTTCTTCCGGAAGTCCGGCGTTATCGTCAAAAGAAAAGAACCAGTGAACCCAGCCTGCCTTTGGTTCTTCCTTTAATTCGTCTTTAATCTCCTGTGGCGTGTCCTCTTCCCATTCAGGAAGCGGGCGGCTGCAGTTGATATACTCTTTATACACATCCAGGCTCGGATCATCCGGGTTTAAGGTTGCCATGAGATAATCACAGCGCATGGAAGCTTCACGGACAAAGTCAATATCTGCCGTGTTGATCTCATCGATGTACAGGCATCCATACTGACCGCCAAGGGCTTTCTTCCATTTCTTCTTGTTTCCATATCCCAAAACGTATATGGTTTTGTCCCCGGATGAAGTATGAAAAAGAATATGCGGGATCTTATCATCCTTGGTGCCGGATCCGTTGTACTCTACCAGGCTTCCGAAATCGTCCAGGATTCCAAGGTCTTTGTTAATAATGTTTTTCTCTGCTGTTCCTGTGTCGTCTGCTGCCAGGATATGAAGCTTTTTCGGACTCTGGGCTACCTTCAACATGAACTTAAAAATTCCTACTGTAGTCTTTCCTGCTGCCGTGGTACCTTCCAGGAACTCCACCGGTGTCTGGCATTTCAAAAACGCTTTGTATTTTTCAGACAGCACAAGATCCATGCTGCTCATTATCCGCCTCCGCTGAGCTGCTTGATCAAGCTGTCCAGTTTTGATTTTTCTTCTTCCATACCGCTGAGCTGAAGCTTGTCATTCCACATTGCCAAATGGCGTCCAAGCATATCCAGGGCTTTCAGTTTGTCTGCAAGCTTGATTTCTCTTTCCACGCCATCTTCTCCAAAAGATTTTACTTTCACGGACTGTATAGCTGCCAGATCGTCCCTGGAAGCATCTTCTTTTAGTGTTGCGTCTTTTGCATTGATTACATCATCTGCATTTACAAATGCAATTCTGGCCAGCTCCAGAAGAACACGGTCAGCATTTATTCCGGTTCTTTTGGATCTTTCTGCGATTGCCTCTGAGATTGCTTCTGAAACTTGGGTTTTCTGGAGTAATTCATGTCCGATCTCAGAAGCTCTCTGACCATTTTTCGCCTTGTATCCGGCTCTTATGGCGGCCTGGGTAGCATTCAGGTCAATCAGATACTCATCTACAAATCTCTTTTGTTTTTTTGTCACTCAGGCTCACCTTCTTTCAAAAATATAATAAAATACAGTCCTGCCAGCACCATCCACGACAGCCGATTGCCGCCGTCAATCATGAAAGGAGGTGACCGTATGCAAGAAATAACGGCTGGTGCTGTGCACGCTGTACGAAAATTGGCATAGAAAAAGCAGCTCCGGGGAGCTGCCTTTGTTGGTAATACATGTTTTTAGTTATTTTCTTCTGTATTTTTTACATGATTTATCATTTTTTCCACCTCTAAATTAGTGTTTACCGGCACAATTTTAATGTCAGCATGATTTTTCTGAAAAACAACAAATATCTCATGCGCAAATCCCTGTCCAATTTCTTCAACATCAGCAAAATCCAATTCTACCACTTTAAATTTTTCAAATCTGTTACATAGTCTTTTTGCTTGAGATCTCGATACAGGATAAGTGTTAAAAATATTTTTGATTGGAACATGCGTTTTTGTAAATCCTCCATCAACATCAGAAAACATATTAAACACCTCTCTCAAAATTTTTTTACTATAATTTGACAAACTCATAAGAATAATAGTTCCCCTACTATCTTTTTGTTTGCTCAACGACTCTACTTCATCTGCATCTTGCAAAATTTCATTATATTTATCATGTGTAAATATTTTTCCATCAGAAAAAGCAGCAAATGTGTCCAAAACCCTAGAAGTAAAAAATATTCCTTCTCCAGAATGTTTCTGTGTATCTGTTGTAAGTTTTCCCTTAAACAGTTCCCCCACAGCATCATCTAATGTTGGAAAATTATAATAATCTCTAATCTTTCTGAAGATTCCAACTCCCTGGTCTGCAATAAGAATCATAGTATTCATGTAATCCTGGATAACTCTTATTAAAATAATATCAGATTCAGAATGATCAATTGCATTATTCATCATTTCCATAAAAGAATATTGCCATATTTTTTGAACATTTAATGGTAATTTTTCAACATATTCTTTTATACATAAATCATAAACAACATCTTCCTGAAGGTCTGGAGTTTCTCTACGATCATAAACATAATTATGAGTTTCCTTGATTAGCTCGTACTTTTTATTGTTAGAATCTCTCTTTTTTATTATTTTGTTTGCTTCGAGTTCTCTAATATAACGATACACTGTATTTAACGATATCTGAAAGGCTTCTGCAGTTCTCTTTGCAATATCATTCTGGGAATTGTCTACTTTTTCCAAAATGTATCTTTTTATTTTTTCTTTTTTCTCTTTAGTAAAACTCATAGATGCCTCCTTTTAACTTTATTTTTTTCATTTTTAACTATAACATCAATTTATAGTTTTGTAAAGTTAAAAAGGCTGAAATTTCTTTATTTCTGAATTAATGTCATGCAAAAAGACACCTAACCATTATTAGTCAGATGTCTTTCTAAGAATTGCTTCTCTCGAAGCTAATCGGAACACCAGGACTCGAACCTGCGGCTCGGCTTAACGGCTCATGCTCCCTCCCGATCGGGGAGGTGTTCCGTGGATTGGCTGCAACTAAGCGTCCAGCCAGGGTCCTAACCCTGTTTTCGAACAGTGTCTTTCACCTTAACCGCCATTTTCTCTTCCACTGTGGAAAACAGTAAATAACAGCCGCTTACCTGCTAAGCAGTAACAGTACCTTTGGCCATCGGTATGGTACTAACCGAATCAACCGCCAGGCTGTGACACCTGGCAGTCGTTCATACCTTATGGGTGGGGGTATTTCATCATCGGAAGTCTTTCCTTCTGAGCTCAGTGTACATACTACCATAGCCGAAGCGGACTTGACCGGACATTTTGAAAATTTTATAATATTTTTTCAAGATATCGGTCATGACGCTTTCTGCAGCTGTCTTCTGTATATTTCCGTTTTGGAAACCGGCTGTTCATATTTGCTGCTACCGCCACCCATGTCATGTCATCCAGGTAATAAAAACGAAACATCATTCTCAGATCGCTTTGTGGGATTTCCCGGATAAAATCATCTACTGCATTCAGTGCGTCCTGCAGTTCATCTTCCAGTATGTGAAGCTTTGTTACCCGCTTTTTGATCATACCCTTCACCTGATCAACTTCTGGAAAAGGATAGCCGGTTATCTTGATCGGACCGAAGGTTCCATCCTTTCTGGTTCCCTTCACGGTATCAGAAACCACACCCTCATTCTCGATCTTGACCAGCCTGCGCCTGTCCCGGTCTATGCGGTTATGTAGGTCTTTGATTTCTTCCTTTAGCTCCACATACTGCTCCAGCACCGTCTTGTCCACCTCTATCACCTCCCACAAGCAGTTCGTATCTATGTACCTGTGCCAGGATTGCCGGTTCTGATCTGGCATCCTCCAGGAGCTTCCTGGCCTTATCCGGGTTCATGCTCAATTCCTTGGCAACCTGCAGCACTCTCTTCTCATCAATCATCTGGCACCTCCACTTCTGGCCACAGCATCGGTACGTTCAAATTGCGAAAATATCCTCTGCATACCTGCCGTATCGCACAGTTAAATACGCAGTCGTGAATGTCATTGTTTTTACAGTAAATTCTAATCGTGTTCACCGCCTCAGTGGCTTTCCGGTCCGTTGCCTTTCCCTGCTTGGTCTCTGTCATCTTTTTCACCTCTATCCTTGTTTACGGCACTTAATGCCCAGGCGATCACGCCAAAGGCTCCGATTAGCACGCCAACACCCATTACAACGATTACGTCTATCATTGTTTCACCTCTCTCAGATGCTCAATAATCTGCGTCATACTCTTTTTGCAGTCTGCGAATCTTTTCCAATCACCTTCCAGGAGATAGTATTCTGTGGTAACGTAATAGCCGCCGCGCTCGTCTTTCTTCCACCAGTCATCACCTTTTGCACGTTCAGTTTCTTTGACGATGATCATTGTATTGTCCGGAAGCGGATAAGAATAATACTTTTCGCTTACTTCCGGCACAGCAAGCCACAAGTTCCATCCTGTATATTTGTCCAGAAACTCTTTGCGTTTCTGATTATTTGTTAATTCATTCAGCGTCATCTTCTCTCCTCCCAGCTCCGGCACTCCCTGCAGCGAATCTTACTGCTGCATAAGGTGCCTTTTATCATTGATAGCCTCGGACAGGTCGGGTGAACGTATACGATCAGCTCTCCCACCCTGCCGGTACTGTGTTTACAGGTTTTATATTTTTCTGCCATAGTCTCAGCTCCTTATCGTTTCATACAGTTTCTTCTTGGCGTTGTATTTCAGTGCAACAGGCATACCGCAGTTTATACAGTTCAGCTCGATCAGCTCTGCAGTCTCATTTGTGAAATATCTTGCCATATCACCGCATTCACAGTTAATAAATGCCAGTTTCAAATTCTTCAGGTCCGTCTTCTCGCCGCATTCTTTACAGCCATAATAACTAAGCTGATGTTTGGTACAGAAGGTCTTTGTCTTACCACAGTGTTCACAGCGGATATGTAAAAATCCGGTATATCCTCTTGGCTCCAGCGTCAGACTTTTATTGATTTCCATAGGCACTACCTCTGGTTCTTCCCGAACAGGCTCTTGGGGGGGCAGTTTTTCCGATGCTGCCATCTGATGCACAGTCTCTTTAAAATCCGGATTCTCCACAGCCGGCACCTCAACCAGGAAGCGATTTCTTTTCAGCATTTCTTCCAGCGGCTCTACTGTAAACGCCAGCTTATCAGCTTCCAGTGTCTCATCGTACATGACCAGGACTTTTCTCCCCTGGAGAAACTTCTTCAATGCGTCCTCTAACTTCATTTCCTGTAGCATAGCTTAATCTCCTCTTTTTCTTTTTGCCAGACATTCCAGCTGCCACACTACATCCAGCAGTGCGACTTCTACTTGCATCGTCTGGTATTGTTCTCTAATCTGGTGACAACGTTCTGCAACTCTCTCCCAGGCTCCATCATCTTCCGGAAGAATACCGTTGTACTTTTCATACATCTCCTGTACTTCCGGATATTCTTCCCAGAGAGCTTTTCGTTCCTGGGGCGTCAGCCAGATCATGGCAGCCTGTCGATCCGGACATAAATCCCAGGGACTTCCGCCCAGAACTTTTCCACGATCTCCGAAGCCACCAGTGCATCATCATCCCAGAAACCAACTTTCGTCATGCAGTCCTTTAATAGTTTCTGCAGATTGTCCGTATCCGGTTTGGAAAGTCTGTAGGTACCATCCAAATGTTTTCCCCTGGGGAAGCACCATTTTGTGATCAGCCTGACTCCACAGTGATATGGTTCATCTGGTACATGCTGACCAAGATATGCCACCAGTTTCTGTCTGGCTGCTTTTAATTCCGGTGGCTCATAGAACACTGGCTTTCCTCCGGCAACCCTGACCTGTTTTTCCTGATGGGTTACAGTCGGCGGAACCATTACCATGAAAAACTCATTGCTCATAAATTACTCCCCTTTTGGTTTTTGAATGCTAACTCTTAGTGCACAATCTAAATTTGTATCATCAGCAGAAAAAGAAATTTCTTTCATACCCTCTGCGATTAAGAGAAACGAACAGCTTTCATAAAATGGACTATATAATCCGCAGCCATAAGTCATGCATTCATTTTTCGCAAAAGGACAATAATACTTTTCATTCGTTTCCATTATTTTCATCCCCCTGTCAATTCTTCCTGTCAATTTTGCTTAGAGGTGTGTGTGTCAAAATTGGGTGTGTGTCAAATACCCCTATATATATAGGGGTATTTGACACCCCATTTTTTGACACCTCACTGCACCTATCAAATTAGTGTTTTTGACACTTTTGACACCACTGTCAAAAATGTCAATTTTATACTTTTTGACAGATTTGACACCTCGCTGTCAAATGTCATTCATTGTTTTTGACACCTTTGACACCTTAAAGATCATTCCATTTTCACGTTTAAATTCTTTTGAGCTGTCCACATATTTCTTAACTGTGTTTAAAGTAACACCCATATATGTGACCAGATCAGATATTTTCACACTGCCATTTCCGTCCATGTCATTCGCTTCAAACGCTAACCTCAGACTATCTTCCTTATCTTTTTTTCTTTCTTCTGGAGATTTTTGTTTTTTCTGCCATGCTGGCTTATCATCTTCCAACTGCAGATCTTTCAGGCTTCCCACCTGATCAATCCTGTGTACCGGATAATCGAACCACATATTGACCGGTTCGAACTTCGGAAATTCCCTTAGGGTTCCCTCAATTCTCCATGCAGTACGCGCCTGTACTGCCACTTTTGCAGCCGTTATCTGCTTATCCAGGGCTATTTTCTGCCATTTATCCAGGTGTGCCTCACAGTAACCCAACATCTGTGCACTGCTCAACAGATCGTCCTGTGAGAGGTCATCCTGCCACTTATAATGTGCATCCAGATATGCTTTACAAGTTCCACAGACAGCCTTATTTTCTTCCTGTTTCATCAATGCCTCTGTCGGCTCTAGCTCGATCAAATCCAGAAGTGCATCCGGATCACGGGCAAATACACCGGATCCAGAAGCGCGGTCCATGGACTTCTTACCGCCCTGATTTCCTTTGCTGTGATGATGACAGTAGATCACGGCACAGCCCAACTCTGTACACACTTTATCGAACTGGTTACAGAAGTTC